AGGAACACTTGGCCTTCCCGAGGGAAGATAACCCTGCACACGTCCACGCCTAAGTCTGCTCTGAAGTGAACCCTCCAAGGCCACCCATTGGCCGCTCTTTCATTTCATTCTGGATTTATCTCAAATGGCAAACGCAACAGTCCTGGCCGGTGGTCAGATTAACGGTGCAGGCGCAACTGATGCCCTGTTCCTCAAGGTCTATGGCGGTGAAGTTCTCACGGCATTCGACCAAAACAACGTGGTCATGCCCCTCCACACGGTCCGTACGATTAGCTCGGGCAAGTCGGCTCAGTTCCCGGCAACGTGGCGCGTCACGGGTGGTTACCACACCCCGGGTACGGAAATCGTTGGTCAGACTTCCAACCTCGCAGAACGCAACATCGTCATTGATGACCTGCTCGTATCGAGCGTGTTCATTGCTGACATCGATGAAGCGAAGTCGCACTTCGATTACCGCAGCACGTACTCGGCTGAAACGGGCCGCTTCCTTGCAGCGAACTGGGACAAGAACGTTATCCAAGTCATGGCCCTCGCTGCACGTTCGGCTGCTGTGGTTACGGGTGGCGTTGGTGGCACGGTTCTCACTTCGGCTACCACGCTGTACAAGACCTCGGCAACGGACCTCGCTGCTGGTATCTACGCTGCAGTGCAGGCGTTCGATGAGAAGGACATTCCGATTACCTCGGAGCGCAACGCTCTCGTGCGTCCGGCTCAGTACTACCTCCTGGCGCAATCGACCGCACTGGTGAACCGTGACTGGGCAGAAGGCAATGGTAACTACGGCACGGGCAAGATTCTCAAGATTGGTGGTGCAAACATCATCAAGACGAATCACCTCCCGAGCACGAACGTCAACACGGGTCCGACCGCTTATCAGGGCGACTTCACGAAGACGGCCGCTGTCATCACCACGAAGGAAGCGGTGGGCACGGTTAAGCTGCTGGACCTCAGCATGCGCATGTCTTACGATGAGCGCCGCCTTGGTACGCTGATTGTCAGCAAGTACGCCGTAGGCCACGGTATTTTGCGAAGCGAGTGTGCCGTCGAACTGGTAACGACCACGTAATTGGTCAAAACCTGCAGCAAATGCGGGGAGGCTAAATGCCTCTCCGAGTACTCAGTTGTGCGCGGCAAACACGCCACGACGTGCAAGACATGCTACTCATATAACACCACAGCCAATAACTTAGGCGTTCCGTTTGAGCAGATTATTGCTATGTACCGTGAGGATTCGCGGTGCTCCATCTGTGGTTCGGATGGCAACACGGGTGGAAGATTCAAGAGGCTTTCTGTGGACCACGATCACGCCACCGGGAAGATTCGGGGGCTGCTCTGCCACAACTGCAATCTAGGCCTTGGACACTTCAAGGACTCGAAGGCGGCTCTATTCAGCGCACTCAAGTATCTAGATCAACACCAGTAACACTCCTAGGGGGATTCGCTTAACGGCGGGTCCCCCTTTTTTCGTTTACTCAAGAGGATTCTCCAATGGCTTCAGCCTTCATGACTGAACTTGAGGCTGTGAACATGTGTCTCGCCGCTATCGGTGAGTCCCCTGTTAATACACTCTCAACTACCGGACTGGCCGATGTTGCAAGCGCACGGGCCAAGCTCACCGAATTCAGCCGCACCGTCCAATCCACGGGATGGGCGTTCAACACCGAAGAGAACTTCCCCCTCTCTCGTGCCACCGATGGGACCATCACGGCCCCGGCAAATGCACTCTCCGTATCCACGGACCAGACCGTTACAGCGAAGCGTATCGCACAGCGCGGCCAGCGGATTTACGACAAGGCGAAGCACAGCTACTTGTTCACTGAGGACCTGACTGTGAACATCATCTTCTTCTTGGACTGGGATGAACTCCCACAGACTGCGCGGCAGTACATCGCCATCTGCGCAGCTCGCTCCTTCCAGGGGAACAACCTGAGTTCAGATACGCTGGACAAGCTCACTGAGGATGATGAGATGAAAGCGCTGATTGCCCTCAAGGATGCTGAGGGGGACAACGGGGACTTCAATATGTTTAACGATAGCTTTAGCGTAGCCAACGCGTGGATGCGCCCCGGTTCCGGTGAAGTGTTCTAAATGACCCTCATCAACAAGAGCATCCCCAGCCTGTTCAATGGAGTCAGCCAGCAGCCCGCTACTCTGCGCCACGACACCCAGGCTGAACTTAGCGAGAACGCATACCCCACGATTGCCACTGGTCTCCGTAAGCGGCCCCCGCTGACCTACTTGGCTCTCCTCTCCCGGGACACCATCACCAACGCAGCGGTCCACATCATCAACCGTTCGGTCACTGAGCGGTACGCAGTGTTCGTCCGTAGCGGTGTCCTGCAGGTCTTCAGTCTCATCGATGGCACCCCACGGACTGTCACGTACCCAGCAGGCCTCGGCTACCTCACCTCAGCGAGTCCCTCCACGGACTTCAGCTTTGTCACCGTAGCGGACTACACCTTCATCCTGAACAAGAACACGAAGGTGGCCCAGCAGACAGCGAGCGCCTCCAATGCGGCCAACGTGGCCTACTTCGCCATCGTTCTGTCAGAGCCGAGCATCCTCTACTCGGTGAGCGTAGATGGGCACTCGGTCACCTACGGGACCCCATCGACCTCCGATAGCACCACCGTGATTGCCTCTAATTTGGCATCCCAACTGGCTACGGCTCTGGGTGCTGGGTACTCGGTGTTCGTGCTCCCGAACTCTTCCATCATCAAGGCACAGCGGTTGGATGGTGCAGCACTCACACAGGCCAGTTGCTCGGATGGGTACGCCAACACGGCCACCCTGAACATGACCAAGGCCGTGAGTTCCTACAGCAAGTTGCCCCCGACCTTCGAGCCCGGGTACACCATCGAAATCACTGGTGACCCCACAGGTGGCACTAGCACCTACTATGTGGCCTGGAACGGGAACTCCTGGGTGGAGACCGTGAAGCCCGGGCTGAAGAACACCATCGACCCCGGTACGATGCCGTGGAAGCTCATCAGGCAATCCGATGGCACCTTCCTGTTCACCTATGTGGACTGGGCAGCGCGTCAGGTGGGGGACGATACGAGCAACCCCCCGGCCTCCTTCATCGGGCGAACCATCGCGGACATCTACTACTACCGTGGGCGCCTCGGCTTCCTCTCGGATGAGAACGTGTGCCTGTCCCGCTCGGGGGAGTACTACAACTTCTGGGCCAAGACGGCCACAGCAGTCCTCGATACGGACCCCATCGATACCAACGTGGGCACCAACCGGGTGTCCATCCTGAAGTACGCGGTGCCGTTCGATAAGAGCCTGCTGCTGTTCTCGGACCAGACCCAGTTCCAGCTCTCCGGTGGTCAGGAACTCCTCAGCCCCAAGACGGTGAAGGCAGATGTGGCCACAGAGTTTGACAGTGGCACCAATGCGCGCCCCGTAGGGATTGGGCAGGCGGTGTACTTCGGGGTCACCCAAGCGCAGCACACGGGGCTCCGTGAGTACTACGTGGATGCCACCACGCTGACCAATGACGCAACCGACACGACAGCGCATGTGCCTACGTATCTGCCCTATGGCCTCTACCGGATGGCCGCGAGTTCATCTGAGGATGTCATCTTCGCCCTCTTCACGGGGGAGCCGAGTTCGGTCTACGTCTACAAGTTCTTCTGGTCGGGAACCACCAAGTCCCAGTCGGCGTGGCAGAAGTTCACCTTCGCTGCCGATACGCAAGTCCTCGGGGCTGAGTTCATCAACAACAAGTGCTACTTCGTGGTGAACCGCAGCGATGGCACCTACCTCGAAGTGATGGACCTGCAGCCGGACCTGAACGCAAGTGGCATGGGCTTCGATGTCCTGCTGGACCACCGCGTGGAAGTCACTGGGGTGTATGACTCCGGGAACAAGGTGACCAACTTCACGCTGCCCTACGCTGCCCAAGCATCCGGCCACTCGCTGGTCCTCGGGGCGGCCTTCAGTGGTCAGGTGGGGAAGATTCTGCCCTACACCGTGAGCTCCACCTATGTCATCACGGTGCCCGGTCGGTACGATGCACACCCGGTGTTCTTCGGTCAGAACTACAAGATGACCTACCGGTTCTCCCAGCAGTATGTGAAGGACCAGAATCAGGTGGCCCTCACGAACGGGAAGCTCAAGCTCCGTAGGTTCTACATCGACTACCGGGACAGCGGCTACTTCACGGTAGAGGTCCAGCCACAGGCACGGGACACGTACACCTACAAGTTCACCGGGAAATCCCTCGGGGTCTCCTCAGCCACCCTAGGCCTCCCATCGATTCGCTCAGGGACCTACACGTTCCCCGTGCTGACATCCAATGAGGGAGTGCGTATCGACATCATCAACGATTCGTACCTCCCTTCGAGCTTCCAATCCGCTGGCTGGGATGCGGAGTTCGTCACCTTCGGGAGGCGCATGTGATTGTCCGACCCGCAACCGTGGCCGACTGTACCCGCCTCTTCCCACTCCTCCGTGAGGGGGACCGTAGGGAGATTGCTCTGGCCACCGGGGATTCCACAGTGAAGGTGCTGCTGGATTCCCTGAAGGTATCAGAGGAAGCGTGGGTGGCCGAAGGGGACGATGGGGCACTGCTGGGCATCTACGGGGTAGCCAATGTGAACGGCATAGGCGGCCCTTGGATGCTCGCCACCCCAGAGGTCTACAGGTACTCCAAGGCCCTCGTTAAGGATGGCAGGGAGTGGGTCAAGGGCCTGCTCCTGC